TTGGTATCCATTATTTATCCTTTAGCGAATTTCTTATTGAAGATGATATTGTTAGGTTGTGCTTCCTTAGTAGCTTGTATCTTTGCAGCCTCCTTTTGCTCTTTGCGAATACGGTCAAAAGTTTTACGAATGTTTGTTTTGCCAGACGGGACATATTTGAATGAAGGGTCTAGGATTGATGTCATAGGCTGTCCAAGAGTAACGCTAGGAGAAACATTAGAAAAATGACTTTACCAGAATGGCGGTCAATGAAGTCAGCTAGCTTATCGTCTGCTCTGAATAGTTTGTTCATACGTCTCTCCCTTTATATTCACGGTCTTTGCGTTCCTGATAGATTTGATCCTCACGGTCAAAGTAACGATCTTCCTCAGTCTCCTCGTACTCCGGTAAATTCTTTTCCTTAACGGTACGGTTAATCATTCCGATAATGAACCGTTGCAGGTTGTCCCTAAGTTGGATAGGATTTTGGTGATGCTGCGACCAAACCCATAACATCTGTGAGAATTCTTCACCAATATCTGCGGCTGTCATATGGCAAAGTACATCTTCAGGATGTCCTTCAAGTAGCTCGTAAAGTAGGAACTGCTCAAATTCTTGTGCGTTCATATTTATCCCCTAGTAGTTACCGCCACGAAATAGTGCCACAGATTAACAGGTAATTGTGAAATATTTTCTATAAAGAAATAGAAATCAATAGCGAAGTTCTATTACCAACCGTCAACATTATGAGACAATGAAATACGAGAAAACATTACAAAAACTGAAAGAAACTCAGCCGAAGCTCGATAAGTATCCAGAGCCTAGAAAGACAACCCCTAGAGGACAGCCAGTTGAAAGAAGAACCTTCAAAATCCTTAGCTCCAACGTCAAGCGACAAAACTGGAACGACTAAGCAATACCAATTTGGCCTACGTTATTGCTACGGCTGTAAAAAGTCCAGATCAGCAGGACAGTTTAAGGAACACAATGTCTGTAAGATTTGTCAGCTAAGAAACATTACGGTATAGTTCAAAGGGAATGGCTAGGTTCGCTACCGAAAAGACGATTTCTCACCGTCCTGCCTGACCCACCTAATTTGTGAGATTGCCGAGGCTAACCACCTCACGAGAAAGGCAAAGATATGCACTACTACCAGCACCATATCGGTGACTTCATTAAGGCTACTTCACGCCTAACAGATTCTCAGGCAATGGCATATTTGCGCCTGATCTGGATGTACTACGACTCAGAAAAACCCCTTCCTAACGATATAGAAGTTCTTGCTTTGCAGGTCGGTTTATCAGCCGATCAAGTCCATTTGCTGCTACGAGCCTATTTTCGGCTTGAGGATGGTGTATGGAAACACTCACGTTGTGATGCAGAACTTGAGGAATATCGTAGCTTTGTTGGCAAGAAATCATTAGCTGGTAAAGCATCTGCTGAACAACGGAAGAACAAACGCATAACACCTGCTGAACAGGTGTTGAACGAGTGTTCAACGGACGTTCAACTAACCAATAACCATAAACCAATAACCAATAACCATAAACCAATAACCAATAACCATAAACCAATAAAAACAAGCAAAGCGGACGTAGAACGTCCTGACGATATTCCTGAAGATTTGTGGATTGATTTCCAGAAACATCGAAAAATTAAGAAAGCTCAGATAACGCAAAGAGTTATCGATACCTTACGAAAAGAAGGTGATAAGGCTGGACTAAAGTTACCTCAGGTAATGGAAAAAATGATTGTGAACAACTGGCAAGGGTTTCATGCAGATTGGGTGAAATCAAAAGAACCTAAGCAGACAGACTGGTGGATGAACGACAGGAGGATCAAATGATTGGAGACTTACTAAACAAGCTGGAAAAGGTTAAAGGTTCAAAAGGCCGTTGGGTAGCTTGCTGTCCTGCTCACGTTGACAGATCACCAAGCCTTGCCATAACGGAAACTGACGATGGTCGAATCCTGCTCAAGTGCTTTGCTGGGTGTTCAGCGCAACAAGTCGTTGAAGCGGTAGGAATGGACTTGACAGACCTATTTCCTAACGACAACAATCTAAGTTCCCTTAAGGAAAAACATTTTAATAAACCAGTACGCAGACCGTTTTACGCATCAGACCTGCTGAAAATAATCCAATTTGAGGCACTTCTAACGTCCGTAGCGGCGTTTGATTTGAGTCAGGGTAGGCAGGTATCGGACGTAGACAGAAAACGGCTTAAAACGGCTGTATCGAGAATTAACGAAGCTGTCAGCTACATCTAGGGGAGACTATGAAAACACCAAGGGAGTTAGATGTCTTACGTCATGCAGTTTGGTTTGAGGATACGCCTGAGATCGTAGAGGATATGAAGAACCAAGGATTTCCTGAATGGTCTAGACATTTGCACAAGATGAACATTTACCACAAGAATCTAATTGCTGAGATTCGTAAACTGCGTAGGGAACTGAGGGGGAAGCAATGAGTCTGGAATCAAGGGCAATAGAACTAGACGAGGCTAGGAAGGCTCGAATCCTAAAGTCAGAGTCCATTGACGTAGAGAAGTATCTACATTCCAACGACGTAACGATACGGGTTAAGAAGGCTGCTGAATGGCTAGATTCAATCAAAGAGGCTTACCTATCGGAGACGGTAGAGAAAAAGATCGTCATGCCTTGGGTCAGAACCCATGATTCTTTTGCCTATCGTGAGGGTGAGGTAACTGTCTACGCAGGTTCTAACGGTGGTGGTAAGTCGCTTATCACGGGTCAGATAGCGTTGAGTCTGGTCAAGCAGGGTCAGTCAGTCTGCATAGCGTCGTTTGAGATGAAGCCTGAACGGACGCTACAGAGGATGCTTAGACAGTTCTCCGGGGAATCGTTGGATGATCCGTTGACTCACGATAGGGCAGGATTTATCACGAAGATGGTTGACCGGATGGACAAGTTTCTATCCGACAAGATGTACCTGTACGACCAGCAGGGAACTACGTCACCGGAAAAGGTGATTGCTATGTCGAGGTATTGCGCCATTGAGCTAGGGGTCAAGCATATCGTTATCGACAGCCTGATGAAGTGCGTCAAGAACGAGGATGACTTTAACGGGCAGAAATCGTTTATCGACGAGCTAACGGCATTGGCTAGGGATCATAACGTACACATTCATCTAGTCCATCATATTCGCAAGCAGCAGTCGGACGAGACACAGCCGAACAAGAACGACCTTAAAGGGTCTGGAAGTATCTCGGATCAGGTTGATAACGTCTTTTTGGTGTGGAGAAACAAGAAAAAAGAAAACCAGAAGAACCGGGGTGAGCAGATAGACGAGACACAGCCAGATACCTTCCTAATGTGCGAGAAACAGAGGAACGGTGACGGTCAGGAATGGTACGGACTTTGGTACGACAGTTTAAGTCAGCAGTTTGTGGAGAGGATAGGGGCGAGGATTGACTTTGACAATAATGGATCGTTTCGGGGGTAATGTGAATGAGTTGGCTCTTTTCGCGGGTGCTGTTATGAAAACACATTGGAAAAGTTCTGAATACGCAAGAGAAAAAGCTAAAGCATGGCGATTAGCTAATCCTGAAAAAGTCAAAGAGCATCGTGTAAAAAACCGCCAAAAAAACTATAGGCAAGAGGTTGTGAGAAAGTATGGCGTGGATTTCACATGGTTTGATAAAAAGTTTGAAGAACAAAACCAATCTTGTGCTGTTTGCAAAAAACAGCTTGAATGGACAGATAAACAAAACACGCCTCACGTTGACCATTGCCATGAATCAAGAAAAGTAAGAGGAATTCTTTGCAATAGATGCAACACAGTCTTAGGACTTTGTTTTGATGATAAAGAATTATTTAAAAATTTGATTGGATATTTGGAATGTCATGGTTAATCAGCAAAGCCTTAATGAACTCGCTCTCTTTGCCGGAGCCGGTGGGGGAATACTTGGGGGAAAGTTGCTCGGATGGAGAACCGTCTGTGCAGTCGAATGGGAACCCTACCCAGCTAGCGTACTTGTCGCAAGACAAAATGATGGACTTCTCCCGCCTTTCCCGATTTGGGATGACGTTCAAACCTTTGACGGAAAACCGTGGCGAGGAATTGTTGACGTTGTATCTGGCGGGTTTCCATGCCAAGACATCAGTTCAGCAGGAAAAGGCGCAGGAATTGACGGAGAGCGATCCGGGATGTGGCGAGAAATGGCGAGGATCATTCACGAAGTACGACCTAGATTCGCGTTCGTGGAAAACTCACCAATGCTCACTAGCCGGGGACTTGGAACCGTTCTCGGAGACTTGGCCTCAATGGGGTTTGATGCGAGATGGGGAGTGTTGGGAGCAGCGGACGTTGGAGCAAACCATCAGAGGGACAGAATTTGGATTGTCGCAAAAAATGTGGCTAACTCCCAAAGCATCAGACATTGGGATGGGAGAAAAGAACGAGACTTTTTTGAATCGGATGGGAGACAGGTCGGCACGTTGCGCGCAATCACTAGCGGCACAAGTAAACAATCCGATGACTTGGCCTACCCCAAGGAGTTGTTCAGCAATGGCGGCAACAATAACTCCAGAATCAGCTTGGAACGAAAAGCGGAATCCGAATTTGGAAACAATAGTTGGGCAGAGAATGTTTCCGACTCCAACGTGCCACAACAGCAAAGAGGGAGCTTTCCCATCGGAATACAACAGAAAGACTCCTTCGCTAGCGACTCATGCTGGTGGGAAACTGAACCCAACGTGGGTAGAGTGGCTGATGGGGTGGCCTCTAGGGTGGACAGACTTAAAGCCATTGGAAACGGACAAGTTCCATTATGTGCAGCAGAAGCATGGAGAATCCTAAATGGAGGAGCATAGGCACAGGTGCGAGGTAAGACAGGTGCTAGCTTGGCGTACAGAAGACAGGGGTAAGGCGATGGAGTATTTGGCTAGGGTCAAGGGTGACAGGCGGGATAGGCTAGAGAAGGATTGCCGAACCCAGTGGGAACGTGGAAACCGAGGTAAATGGGGGGATTGGCGTGGTCTATAAACGGGTGGATTCAAATCAAGTCCAGATTGTTAAAGAGCTAAGACGCTTGGGGATGGAGGTCGAGCATCTTCATGGGGTAGGCAAGGGATGTCCGGATATTCTGGTGGGATACAAAGGCAAAAACGTTTTGCTAGAGATAAAGAAGGACGATAAAGCCAAGCTGACCCCGGATCAGGTCTTATGGCATCACTCATGGAAAGGTCAGGTCGCGGTGGTCACTAACGTAATTGATGCAGTTAAAGCGGTGAAAGAGGTTTGCCGAGAATAGGATTTGCCTATAGCAATAGTGTTTACCGATAGAAATATATTTGTTGACGCTCCGAAACAGTTTTGAGAAGATACGTCCATCGACAACAACTTCTCTACGGAGGCTTCAATGTTCAAAGTTACTTTTTACGTTTACAGCAAAATCCTTAACAAGGAGTGCCGTAATGTCGAAATCCACAAGTCGATGGATGACGCAAGACTTAGGGCTTTGGCTCTAATGTGGCAGATCGAATCTGTCGAGGAAATTTAATCAACCAGCCGGGGAAACCCGGCTTTTCTAGGGGAACAACATGGAATCAATCAAGATCGAAGGTGTAGAGCAGTTCCAAAGCATTTACGTTGGAACAATTAGCGAGGATGTCTGGATTGACATCATAATCAAAAACGGTAGTGCCAATCTCTGCATATCGCCTGAGAACGCTGAGAAACTGATTGAGGCATTACGAATCGCTATCGGCGATGTTGAATATGAGTGACTACGATCCTCACAAGAGCATAGATTTCATCTTCAAGCACAGCAAGGAGTACGCTCAGGCTAAGGCTGAAGTTACTTACCTTGAGGAGTTTCGCAAAAGCAAGAAAGCAATCCTATATGCTCAATCAATCGGGAAAACGGTAACTGACAGGGAAAATCATGCTTATGCCCACCCAGAGTATCAGGAGCTACTAAAAGGGCTTCAGGCGGCTGTAGAACGGGCTGAAGAACTGCGTTGGAAGCTGATAGCGGCACAGGCTAGGATTGATTGTTGGAGATCGCAGGAGGCTTCTAATCGCGTTATGGATCGGGTAACTCAATAGGGGATAGACATGGAATACACAATACCAGACGATAGCAATTTGGCACAATGTGAGTATTGCGGTTGGGTAGTAGACTGGGATGAGGTTCCCCATGCTAGGGACTTATCTGGCGAGATCGTTACCTGCTGCGAGGAATGTAACGAGGGTGAGTCGTTTGTAAATTATCCGTCTAAGAGGTTCAATGTACAGAAGCAAGAAGCTGCTTGAGAGAGCTAGACACCTACCCTGCCAGCATTGCGGCAAGGAGGACGGAACGGTAGTAGCAGCCCACTCGAATCAGTTGCGAGATGGGAAAGGAAAGGGTATAAAGGCTAGTGATTATCGAATTGCTAGCCTTTGTTTTTTTTGCCATTCTGAGCTAGATCAAGGCAAGAATCTTTCCAAGCAGCAACGGCTAGAGATATGGGAGGAAGCCCATCGTAAGACGGTAGGGCTACTTTTTGAACGTGGCTACTTGGAGGTTGTATGAAGAAGATGTCTAAGGCTCAAAAGAAGGTTAAATCTGTCATGGGTGAGTACAAAGAGGGAACTCTGCACTCAGGCAAGGGTGGCAAGGTCGTAACGAACCCTAAGCAAGCCGTAGCTATCGCGTTGAGTGAGGCTGGAATGGCTAAGAAGGGCAAGAAGAAATGAAGCCCGGACTCTACAGTAACATTGCTGCTAAACGGAAACGTATCGCTGAGGGTTCTGGCGAGAAAATGCGTAAACCGGGTTCTAAAGGTGCGCCAACTGCTAAGGCGTTTAAGGAATCAGCTAAGACAGCCAAGCCGAGGAAAAAGTGAAAAATTGTCCTAGAGCCACCTACGACATTCTGTACAACCTGAAAAAGCGGGATTGGGCATTTAAGAATGTTGGCTACGGTGCTGCAAATCCTGAAGAACCCGGAGATTTCTGGGAAAAACGGGCTAAGGAGTGGAATACGACTCCTGAGAACGCTCAAACAATGCGTTGTGGAAACTGTGCAGCCTTTATCCAGACTCCTGAGATGATGGAGTGCATTATCAAGGGTATTCAGGGCGAGGAATCGGACGCTGAGACCTACGCTAACGAGGTCGTTGACGAGGCTGATCTGGGCTATTGTGAGCTTTTTGAGTTCAAATGTGCGGCAGACAGGACTTGTTCGGCATGGCTAACGGGTGGTGCTGTAACCGAGAAGATGACTGATCGGCAGAAAACGATGCTGAAGATGGCAAAGCGGGAAGCCGGGAACGAATACGGAGAAATGGAAGATGAAGAAGACTCCGGCATGGACGAGGACTGAGGGTAAGAATAAGGCTGGCGGTCTGAATGAAAAGGGTCGAAAGTCATACGAAGCTGCAAATCCCGGCTCTAATCTTAAGCCTCCTGTTAAATCTGGCGATAACCCTCGTCGTGCTTCATTCCTAGCTCGGATGGGTAATATGCCGGGAGCAGAGTATAAAAATGGTGAGCCTACTCGTTTGCTACTATCTTTACGGGCATGGGGAGCCAGTTCAAAGGCTGATGCCAAGGCCAAAGCAGCCGCAATATCCGCAAGAAACAAGAAGAAATGAGATACAGCTACGGGCTGGAGAACATCCGGGTTCGTCATTGGGGCGAGGAAGCAGACATTCGGATTGGGGCTTTCTGCTCGATTGGCGATAACGTCGAGATATTTCTAGGCGGGAATCATAGGACAGATTGGGTAACGACCTACCCTTTCGGGCATATCAACGAAAACGTATTTCCTTGGCATGGCGAAGGACATCCAGCAACTAAGGGCGATGTTGTTATTGGTAACGATGTCTGGATAGGGTCGGGATGCACGATTATGTCTGGCGTTACGATAGGCGATGGTGCTGTTTTGGCGGCTAAGTCTGTGGTTACAAAGGATGTCCCTGCTTATGCGGTAGTCGGTGGGAATCCAGCCAAGGTCTTAAAGTACCGTTTCAACGGGGATCAAATAGACAAGCTGCTAGAGAATCCTTGGTGGGAACTACCAGAAGCCCGTATAAACGATTTAATCCCGTTACTGTGTTCAGACAAGGTAGAGGACTTAATTGCAGCCCTTAACGCTTAATTTAGGCTCTGGTAAGGATTGGCGGGATGACTGCTTAAACGCAGACATTCAGGCTAGGGTAAAGCCAGATTGGGTAGCAGACATTTCTCGGGTGAATTTTGGCGAGGTTATAGCTACTCGGTTTGGGGAAATTCAGATCAAGCCTTATATGTTCGATAAGATCATTGCTAACGATGTCTTGGAGCATATTCCAGACTTGGTAGGCGCGATGACAAACTGCAAGAATCTGCTAAAGCCGGGAGGAGAGTTCCACATTCACGTTCCTTACGAGTTAAGTCTAGGAGCATGGCAAGACCCGACTCACGTTAGGGCGTTCAACGAGAATAGCTGGCTGTACTACACAGATTGGCATTGGTACTTAGGGTGGGAAGATCGGTTTTACATGAAGCAGCTAGCGTTTAACCTGTCTGAGTACGGAAATGAGTTAGCAGAAAAGAAAGTAACAGACGCAGAAATACTGAGAACTCCAAGGGCTGTCGATTCGATGAGTGTTATTTTATGCAAGCAATAGTTATATGTACGGTGAACAATCCCGGCATTACTGTGCTGCTGGAGTCTATTCGTTGCTATGGTGACAAGTTACCCGTGTACTTATGTAGTAATAATCTTGGACTCTGGGCAAGAGCAAGAGAGATCACAGAAAACCTTATCTACCGACCCAATCCTGCTACCAATTTCGGAGATGCTTATAACGCAGCCGTTGACTATGCCTTTGAACATGGCAAGTTTGACTCATTGATTTTAGCTAACGATGATGTGGTTCTTAATCCAGATACGCTATCGTTAATGCGGGAAGATGCGGGAATTCTGGAATCTCGCGGCGTGAAATACGGATTCTTAGGCGCAAGAAGTGACTATGTATTGCCGGATCAGAACATAAGATTCCCGGTAGACGGTGACAGAAGGGCAGGATTGAAGTGGGAAAGTGAGCATCAGATCAAGCTGACTCCGGTAATTGCGCCTATCTGGGCAAGTATCAGCCGGGAAGCATGGGAAGTAGCTAAGTTCCCATCAACGAATTGGTATTCAGATAATATAATATGCCATGACTTGAACGTGGCGGGTTATCAGCATTTCGTCAGCAGGGCTTATGTGCATCATGCAGGAAGCCAGACGGTAGGTGTTGATTTCAAGAAATGTCACGAAGAACCGAAGGCGTGGATATTGAAACATCGTCCCGATATGTACGAAGCGATATACGCATGACATCCAGAGGATAATGCAAAAATGGAAACAAGTGAAAACAGTAAAGTAGAGCCAAATACTCCAGAAAATTACCCAACATTAACTAATGCGGGTAAGGGCAGACCTAAAGGAGTACCTAATAAGTCTACTGCTATTGTTAGGGAGGCTATTGCTAACCTACTAGAGCGTAATGCGCCTAACATGGACAAGTGGTTGAATGAGGTGGCGGCAGAAGACCCTTACAAGGCACTAGACCTGATGAACAAGCTGAGTGAGTACCATATACCCAAGCTAGCTAGGACAGAAGTAACGGGTAAGGATGGGGAAGCCCAAGAACACATAGTGAGATGGGGAGGACGGAAATGAGCTATAAGCCAGTAAATTGCCCGATGTGCAGCGCGTTCCTAGTGAACAACAAGTGCTTGAACTGCGGATACGTTAAGTGACAGAGATAGTCATTGGCTACGAGCCGAGGGAACTCCAGCTAGAGATACACGATGCTATCGACAGCCATCGGTTCACCGTAGTAGTTGCTCACCGAAGATTTGGCAAGACTGTTAGCGCAATCAATCACCTTATCAAAGCCGCGATAGAGTGCGACAAGCCTAACCCACGGTTTGCCTACATAGCACCTACCTACAGCCAAGCTAAACGAGTCGCTTGGGATTACCTACTAGAGTACACAAGGCCGCTTAATGCAACTGCCAACATTGCTGAGTTACGGGTTGATTTTTGGGGGCGTAGGGTTAGTCTTTACGGGTCTGACAATCCTGATAGCTTGCGCGGTCAGTATTTCGATGGCGTGGTTATCGACGAGGTGGGCGATCAGAATCCGAGAATTTGGAACGAAATCCTCAGACCTGCTCTTGCCGACCGTCTTGGGTGGGCTTGCTTCATTGGGACTCCTAAAGGTGCTAACCATTTCGCTGAACTAGCCGATAGAGCTAAGTCCGAGGAAGGCTGGAAGTACCTAGAGTACAAGGCTAGTCAGACCAAGATACTGCCTGAGTCCGAGCTAAAGGCTGCCTATCGAGAGATGGGTGAGGACAAGTACAACCAAGAATTCGAGTGTTCCTTTAACGCAGCGGTCGAGGGTAGTTACTATGGGAAACTTATTAACGACCTTGAAAGGGATGCTCACATTAGTGATTTTCCTCGTGACGATCTCTGCCGTAGCTTTGTTGCTTGGGATTTGGGAATGGGTGACTCGACTGCTCTATGGGTTGCTCAACTGGCTGGAAAGGAAGTTAGACTCCTTGATTGCGTCGAAAACCATGGACAGGGACTAGATTGGTACGTTCGCTGGCTGAAGGACAATGACTATGCAGGGTTCAGTCAAATCCTGCCCCATGACGTACAGGTAAGGGAGTTAGGCACAGGCAAGAGCCGTAAGGAAGTCTTAGAGGAAGCAGGACTATCCATAACGGTTGCGCCTAGATTGTCTGTAGCTGACGGGATTCAGGCTGTGAGGAGACTGTTGCCTCGGTGCTGGTTCCATCCAAGGACTAAGCCGGGACTAGATGCCTTACGGAACTACCGTAGGGAACATGACGAGAGGCGGCAGATATTCTACGAGAAGCCGCTACATGACTGGTCTAGCCATATGAGTGACGCTTTCAGATACCTAGCGATAGGTCTTGACGAGGGCGATAGTTCATGGCAGACATCGTTGCCAATTTCAACGAAATGGATTGTATAATAAGCAAAACCCATAAGGATTTGCTATGAAGATGGATGAGGGTCAAATCAAGGGAATTATCGAGAATGAGATCGATAACTCCATCGGTTATATTGATACCGAGACTACGGATCAGCGATCCAAAGCACTAGAGTATTACCTGCGTTATCCGTATGGTAACGAGGTAGAAGGCCGTAGCCAGATCGTAACTGGTGAGGTAGCTGAGGCTATCGACGGTGCATTACCCCAACTTATCCGGGTCTTTACGACCACCGAGGATATTGTCTCCTTTGAGCCTCAGACTCCAGAAGATGAGGAGTCATCCAAACAGGCTACAGACTACTGTAACTGGGTGTTCTACCGTGAGAACGACGGTCTAATCATCCTGCACAACTGGTTCAAAGACGCGCTGATGATGAAGGTTGGCGTAGTCAAGGCGTACTGGGAAGCCCAAGAGGACGTTAATAAAGAGTCATACAAGAACCTGACCGAAGACGAGCTAGCCATGCTGCTATCTGATCCTGCCATTGAGGTAGTGAGCCAGAAGGTAGAGATGGTTGACGGTGGTATGGATATGATGGGTATGCCTATCCAGATTCCTTACTACTCGGTCAAGGTCAAGAAGGTCAAGAAGTACGGCTGCGTCAAGATTGAGAACGTACCGCCAGAAGAATTCCTAATTAGCAAATCGGCAAGAACTATTGAGGATAGCCCGTTCGTGGCTCATCGTCGCTTGATGACTCGTTCGGAACTCATAGCGATGGGTTTCGATAAGGACATCATCGAGGGATTGCCTAGCTACGACGATCTGCAGTTCACGACTGAGCGTATTGCTCGATTCAGTCAGGGTGAGCAGCCGGATGAGAACATCAGCCTTGACCCAACGATGCAGGTTGTTGAGGTCTACGAGTGCTACATCAAGATCGATGTTAATGGTGACGGTATCGCTGAGTTGCGGAAGATTGTCTATTCTGGCAACGAAATCCTAGATGATGAGGAATGTGACCTAGTACCGTTCCATAGCCTGTGTCCGATCCCGATCCCGCATAAATTTTTTGGACAGTCGCTAGCAGACCGGACAATGGACATCCAGCTAATCAAGTCTACTGTAACTAGACAGATGCTGGATAACCTGTATCTCACGAACAATGCCCGTCTGGGTGTGGTCGATGGTCAGGTCAACTTGGATGATGCTCTTAATGCAACTCCGGGCGGCATTATCCGTGTCAAGTCGGCTGGTGCGATTGTGCCTATCGAGGTTCCTGCTGTAACGGCTCAGGCTTTCCCATTGCTTGAGTACATGGACAGCGTTCAGGCCAAGCGTACAGGCGTTAGCGACCAGCAGCAGGGTCTTGATCCTGACGTAATGAACAACGTCTCGGCTACGGCTATTGCAGCGATGATGAAGTCGAACTCTGGCAAGCTGGAGTTGATTGCTCGAATCTTTGCTGAGACAGGCGTAAAGTCGCTGTTTAAGGGGATTCTGCACCTATTGGGCAAGTATCAGGATCAGGCCAAGATTGTCCGTATGCGCGGCAAGTTTGTGACGTTTGATCCTCGCTCATGGACGAATCAGTACGATGTGGCGATTAACGTCGGTCTGGGTTCAGGAGATCGTGAGCAGAAGCTAGCCATGTTGCAGATGATCCTCGGCAAGCAGGAACAGATTCTTACTCAGTTCGGGCCATCGAATCCGCTGGTATCTGTATCTCAGTACCGCGATACATTGGCTAGACTGATTGAATCGGCTGGTTTCAAGGATGCTAAGGCGTTCATTAACGAGATCAGTCCTGAACAGAACGAGGCATTGTCTCAGCCACAGCCACCTGCTCCAGATGCTCAGGCTGAAGTAGCTCAGATGCTGGCTCAGGTAGAGAGAGAAAAGACCGAGGCTAAGGCTCAGATTGAGGCTGCGAAACTAGGCTTGCAGAGAGAGCAACTAGAGGCTGAGTTCACCCGTAAGGGCATTGAATTGTCTATGCAGCAGGAGCGTAGTGCTTCTGAGATGCGTATCAAAGAGGCTGAGTTAGCTGTTAAACAACTACAGGCTATCTTGGCGATGGACATTGCTGATGAGGACAGCCGTAACAAACAGGCTGATATTGTCCTGAAGGCGATTAAAGAGCTAGGTAATCTGACTAAGGGTACGAATGGACAAATCCCAATGGGCTGAGAACTTACTGAGGGATGAGGGCTTTCAGATGATGATGGAAGAACTCAGGTCAGTAGAGGTCAGTAAGTTTGCGATGAGTGCTGCTAGCGAGGTTAACGTAAGGGAAGATGCTTACCACCAGCTAAGGGCATTAGAGAAGATTGAAGCCTACCTTGAAGGGCTATCGGCACAGAAGCTGATAGACGAAAAGCGGCTGAAAATTTTGTAACTGAGTCGGGCAGTTCCCGATATAATTTAGGAAACAATATATGAGCGATACTGGAAGTATGACCCCGGAAGGGAATACTCAGTTAGACGTAGGTGGTGCAGCTAACGCTATCTTGGGATTGATGGGCAATGAGGAAGGCTCCGAACAGGAACAACCTGAATCACAGTCCGAGTCCAACGATAGCGAGGCCGAATCCGAACACATTGAGGCGCAAGCTGAAGATGAGTCGGAGGTAGAACAAGATGAGGGTGAGGATGAGCAAGAGGAACCCGCTAAATACCGCGTTAAAGCCGCTGGTGAAGAACGTGAGGTAACCCTTGATGAGCTTATCAAATCTTATCAACTTGGCACAGACTATACAAAGAAATCGCAAGCTGTAGCTGAAGAACGCAAGGTAGTTGAGGCCGAACGCCAGCGTATCGAGGAAGCTAGGTATCTCCGCGACCAATATGCGGAACGGTTGCAGGTAATTGAGCAGATGCTTAACCAGCAGCCAGAAACTGAGAATCTGGACTATCTGAAGGAAACCGATCCAATCGGTTACGCAGTTAAGGTCGCAGAATTGTCTCAGCGGGAGAAGCAGTTAGCCCAAGTTCGAGCAGAACAGGCTAGGATTGCCGATCAGCAGCAGAGGGAGCAGCAGGAACAACTTGGTCAGGTAGTACAGGCTGAGTCTCGTAAGCTGGCAGAGGTTATCCCTGAGTATGCTGACCCGCAGAAGGGCGAGACATTACGTCGTGAACTCCGTGAATTCGGACTCAAGGCGGGATTCTCAGATCAGGAATTAGCGAATGTTTATGATTCGAGAGCAGTTTTGACGTTGTACAAGGCGATGCAGTACGACAAGTTACAGTCGGCAAAGCCGGGAATCACGAAGAAGGTTAATGAGGCTCCGAAGGTAATGAAGTCGGGAGTTTCACAGCCTCGTGATAGCAGCGACGAGATGAAGAAACTTAAGGCTAGGGCAAAGCAGACCGGAAGGGTCGCTGATGCCGCTAAAGCATTTGAACGATTTTTATAAGGAATTATCATGCCTACATTTACAGCACATACCGCGATTGGTCAGCGGGAAGATTTGACCGACATCATCTATGACATCTCGCCAACTGAGACACCATTCATGTCCTCGATTGGCAAGACCAAAGCTACTGCCGTGTATCACGAGTGGCAGACTGACTCGCTGGCTG